ACAGATCAAACGTGCTGCCGATCGTTGCATTCGGCAGCGCCGCGTCGATCAGCGCAGCGGTCGGCAGCGTGTAGGTCGCAGCCGAGGTTGAGGGGTTCGCTACCAGCATACCGCCCAAGATCTGAACAGCAGACAGGGTTGCGGTCGCAGTAGCGGTTTGCGGCGCGTCCGCATAACCCATCGTGGTTTCAGCGCGGTTTCCCGCGCCAAGCTGGTAGCCACCAGCACCATTAGGAAGAGCCATGATTGTATCCTTTCAAAAATGATTGAAAGGGGCCGAAGCCCCTCCCCTTAACCCCACATCCGCACAGCCATCTGCGGACGGATCACCGAGTAGCCATACAGCACGTCGACCCGGCAAGGCATACGGTCGTTATTGATGTCGTACTGACGCACGACACGCAGACTGATGCCGTTGTGGACCTGACGGCTCGCCATGTCGACACCCTGCGGCATCACCAGATCGGCCGTCGCAAACGTGATGGCGTCGCGGTGGTAGATCAGGTTCTGCGGGTACTGGGTGCTGGCGCTGCCCAAGAAGGTGACCGCCGCGCCGGACTGCGGGAACGAGTCCACGGTAGCCAGAGCTTGGTTGGCGGTGTAGATCGCCGGGCTGATTGAGACGCTGGCATACGCGCCACCCGAGGCGGTCGCATCGGCCGTCACAACGAACTGCTGGAGCGACCCAGTCGACTCGCGGGTCTGCGGGTTGACCGCATACACGCCAGCGATGGTGAAGACGTCGCCCTTCTTGATCGTCTGCGTGCCCGTGCCGGTGATCGCGATGGTGGTCGCGCCTTGGCTCGACACGGTCGTGGTGACAGTGTGCGCGCCCGTGCGGGTGCCGGTCGTGTGCTGCTTGATCGACTGGCTCATGTTCATCTCTTCATACCCGAGGATGCCTTCAGCCATCAGTCCGGTCTTGAACTGCTTGCTGATGGTCGACACCGGGTTGAACAGACCCTTCATGCCCTCGACCAGCGCGGCGTTGGCGGCCGGGTTGACGGTGGCATAACGGGGCGACATGACAGCAGCCGCTTCGTTCAGCTTCTGCTGGGCCTGCAACAGCACCAGACTGGTCCCAGGGGTCGTACCAGGCGTACCCACCGACTGGAAGATGTTCTGGAACGAATTGGCGACGTCGGCGTCGATGCTGGACGCAAGCTGGCTGATACGAGGCTTCAGCACCCGCTCGGCGAAGTCGTCGAGCTGCATGGTCAGTTCAGCGGTCGTGAAGTTGACGCCGATGTGCTTCTGGCTGGCAACGGTCAGCGTGGTGAACTGCTCGTTGTCGTCCTGCACTTGCAGCGCAGCACCGTCGGTCACCAGAGCGCGGTCCGGCAGACGGATACGCAGGGTGGAGCCGATCTTCGCGCCTTCTTGCGCGAAGGAAGAGTCGTACTGTCGGTTGACAGTACGGGTGATCACAAGGTTGTTCTCAAGAATTTCGAGAATCTTCCTCGTGATCATGTCAATCGTCAAAAGACTGTTACTCATGATAAATCCTTTGTAAATTAGGCGTTATGCCTGGCTTTCCACGCTCTGATCTGCCGCTGCCGCTCTGCTTCGATCCAGTCCGAGGTTGACATCGCCCCAACTGAACGCGGGTCGGTGGTGTCGAACTTTGGCGAGTTAGACCGAGAGGCTGTCACGGGCGCGATAGGGTCAGGCGCCTTGGTTGGTTTGCGAACGACGGGAGGGTTGTCGACCAACTTAGCTTCCAACTTCCCGATCTCTTTGGCTTGCAAGATCGGCGAGAGCCGGGCGATTCGGTCAGCTTCTTTCGGATTGGACCCGAGGTAATACGCAATGTCGGGACCAAGATCAGAAGCCTGAATCGTCTGCGCCATGACTGTCGTGACGCGAAGGCTTGGGTTGTAGACGACTTGCTCGAAGTCTTCGTACTTGTCCCTTGCCGACTCTTCACGTTCAGCGTAGCTTTCCAGCAGTTCCGACTGTTGCCGCTCGATTTCTCGCTGTTGCATCAGCTCTTGAGCCTTACGCTCTGCCAACGCTTGCGCGTAGGCATCGACTGACTCGAACTGATCCGCAGGCGGGATCTCTTGTGGCTGGGGCGGCGCTGCGGGTTGGCGTTGCTGGCGCTCCCACTTTCGCTGCTCTTTCGCAAGCCTCTTGCGAATGATGTCGTCCAACTCTTCCTGAGTGAACGTCTTGGCCGGCGTATCAGGTGCGGCAACCTGGTCAGGTTGCTGCGGCGGCTGTTCCGAGGCCGTCTCGGGGGCCGCTGACGCGGATTCAAGTTCCGCTAACTGGTTTTCTTGCATGGTCTACTCTAACGAGTACCCTGTGGGCCGCACAGGTACGGTCATACTACATCAAATCGACAAAGATGCAACCTTTTCTTGAAATGCCTTGATGCGGGCGTCCAAAGCAGCGCGATCGTTTGCAACTTTGATCTCTCGCTGGTCAAGGTTTGCTTCTTGAGCGTTCAGTTCGCTTTGCAGCGCCGCAAGCTGGCTCTCGCGCTTGGCAAGGTCAGCCGACTTGGTGTTGTAGCTGGCGTCGAACTCTTTCTCGCGTTTGGTCAGCGTCTTCAGCGTGTCGTCCAGCTTTTTCTGAGCGGCGCTGATCTCGGCCATCTTGGTGTCGTGCTGAGCCTTGGCGCTGCCAATCAAGTCGGCCGCTTGCGCCTTTGCATCGGCGAGCGCGGCCTGCGCGTCAGTGCGCAGCTTGTTGGCGTCGTCGACCGCCGTCATGGCGCCTTGGCGCTTGGCTAGCTCATCCCGCAGTTTCGCCATCGCTGCCAAGTCTTTCGGCAGTTGATTGGTGAAGTAATCGACGTAGTCGACCGGCGCGTTGTCGTTGAAGACGTTCATGTCGACCTCAAGCGTAGTAAGTGATGTTGAGCTTGGCCGTGCCGGTCTGCTCAATAAACTGGATCTTGGTCAGGTCGCCGTCGTACTGCAACGTGACACCGTTTGCCAAGGGCATTCCGACGCTTGCGGTCGGAGCAGTGTCGTCATCGCGCCAACGCACCGCCGCACCTTCTGGCACGATGATAGCGATAGACGGTTTGCAGGACAGGCCGTTGACGTCCACAGACGGCACGGTCAAAGACGCGGCAGACGACAGACTGGTGATCTGCTGATAGCCCAGCCGTGTGGTGATAGCCTTCAAGTTCATTGACATTCAAAATCTCCAGCGTTCTGTGAACGTGCGAAGTTTAATGTAATAGTTGTCGTATGTGGGCAACGGCGGTACGGGGCCAGGCCCGTAATCCGGCAGCGCACAAAACGGCAACTCCGAAAAGGACGCAAATCCAAACATCAGACAGACGCTCCTTGCAGCAACGCAACAAGCGCAGCCTTCTGCTCATCGGTCAGCGCAGCCAGCGGATCGACCGGGACAATCTCAGGTTCTGGTGCAGGCTGCAGCACCCACACCTGCCGCCATACCCCATGCTCGTCCTGCTGCGGTTCTTGCTCGACAGCGATCATGCCGGATTGCCTTGGCATCTCTGTCGGCAACACCAGCGGTATTCCCTCTGCTTGCAGCAGTTCGACATTGGCGTTTGCAGGAACGCTACCATCGGGATTGAGGAGGAATTGTTTTGGCATCTTGTCCTCGTCAGAAGAAGGTCACAACACGGACGTAACCGTCGCCACCATTGCCACCAGCACCTGAGTCAACTGTGTAGCCAGCACCGCCGCCACCACCACCACCACCGGGATAGCCGCCTGTGCCACCATTGCCAGCAGTAGTGCTGCCGCTTGCACCGCCACCACCTCCAGAACCACCGACAAAATAAGAAGATGCGCCAGGGCCAGCAATACCGTTTGGTGCGCCGGTTGTATTTCCACCTGAACCACCTCCAGCAGTTGCCGCCGTTGAAGTTTGAAACAAAGATCCTCCAAAACCACCTGTTCCACCACCGTTCGTAGTAGTGCTGCTTCCTGCAAACCCGCCGCCACCTGCTCCACCTCCTGATTTATAGCCTCCACGATCTCCGTTTGAGCCGGTAGTTGTAGCACCACCTCCACCATTTGATCCATATAAAGTAGTGCCTTGAACAGTTTCAGCAAGACCACCACCGGAACTTGCACCAGCTGGAGTCGCAGTAGTACCCCCGTTACCAGAATTTCCACTTCTCGCTAACGCCAAAGACCCAAAGCTGGAAGCGGTTTGCCCACTTCCTGGGTTTCCGTTTGTGTCATTTGTTGTCTGAGCAGCGCCGCCCGTACCACCTGCGCCGACCGTAACTGTCTCAGTAGAGCCAAGCAAAGACGCGGGAATCCACAACTCTGTCCTGCCACCCGCAGCGCCACCTGCACCGCCACTCGCCGCAGTAGCAAGACCGCCGCTAGACCGTTTCCTACCTGACCCACCACCGCCACCACCACCAAACATCAGCACATAGACGAACTTCGCCCCAGCAGGCTTAGTCCATGTCGATGAGCCGGTGCTGGTGAACTCTTGGATGTCTGCGCTTGCTGCACCGCCGCCGCCACCACCAGCAGCCCACTTCACCCCAGACGATTGAGTGCTGTCAGCGGTCAGAACGTAAGCATCAGTCCCGACAGGCAGACGCACGTTGCTCGTGCCGTCGTTGACAAGCAGATCGCCCTTTGTCGTCAGCGGAGCGATCTGATCGGCCTGCGACAGAACCTTGACCGTCCCGCTGCTATCTTTGAAATACAACTTTCCGTCAGCGGTGTTAACCACCAACTCACCAGTTGAAAGGCTCAATGCCGTCGGAACGGCCCCAGGTGTGCTGCTGTATCTAAGCTGAATCGTGACGGTGTTGCCAACCAGACTCGCTGATGTCGCAGGAACAATCTCAGAATTGTCGTCCACCAACACGGCTCGTTCAGCCGGATAGGTCAGGAACACATCCTTGCTACCCGCACCCCAGTTGACTGCTGACCCACTGTTGCTCGACGCAAGAATCGTGTCTCGGCTAAGAGTCGTGCCGGATGACGTATACGTTCCGACCCCAACCTCCCAGTCTGTGCCGTTCGTAACCGTGTAGTAGGTAGCGTTACCGTCACCTACAACAGCGAACGATTGAAACCCCGTTGCTGCACCGGCCAGCGTATAAGTGCCTGTGCCGGTAGTAGTCGTGGTTTCCTTGACCCGATCTTTTACGACAAGTGCCATGCTTTACGCCAAAAATTTGAGTTTGTAGAGCGTGGAGTAGTACAGCGCCAAGATCTCATCGATGATGTTTTGCAACGGCGTGCATTCCTTGTCGACGACCTTGTACCGGGTGTTTTCGATCTCTTTGACCTGATCTTCCAAGAACTCGACCACGTTGTTGGTCTTTTTGGCCGACTGCAACGCGATCGGCCCGATCAGGCCATACTTCCCCTGATAGGCTTCAGCAAAATCATCTGCCAAGTCAATGACGCCCGTGTAGAACTTGTTCAGCGCCTTGTGCTTGGCATACGATCTCGTATTAAGGTGTACCGAATGGGTGACATCCCGCGCGAGAAAAAGCTGCCCGATAAAGACTTCGCACGTCATTGCGGCACCCCTTCAGGCGGCATCATCGGTTGCTGCGGCATCGGAGGCGGCTCCGGCATGAAGTTCTGCGGCATGGCCGCAAGGTTGCCCAAGTCCATCACGTCTCGCAGCGTCTGGATGACCACTTCCTGCACCTGCTCCGGCGACATCGCCGCTGACATCGCCTGAATTCGGCGCGTCTCGGCCTCATACGCCTTAATGTCGTTGGCCTGCGACTTGATCGCCAGATCCTGCGCTTCCATCGACTGGTTGACGTTCTGCAACAGCCCCATCATCTGCTGGATTTGGCCGTTCAGCGCCTCGATCTGCTGGTTGGCCGCCTGAATCGCAGGATCGTCCTCGTCTTGCAGCAACTTAGGATCGATCATCTTGCGCAGACGAGCTGCAAGCTCCTGCGCACCAGGCCAGTCCATGTTCTTGACGAACAGGTCGCCCGCAGCCATCCACAACTGCGGGTTGCCTTGCAGGATCTGCCCCATCGCTTCCATCGACTCCTGACGCTTGGTCATGTAGCTCGGGCCGGTCGTGACCTTGACGTCGTACTTGCCGATCGACGGGTTGTAGATCTTCTTGACGATGATCCCTTGCTCGTTGATTAGCTTAGTAACCGCTTGCTGCTGACTCGGATCGATCTCAGCTTGGGTCACCTCGCCATCAATTCCAATGATCCGCGCGATCCGACGGGTGTCGTAGATCTTGGGCACCAGATCGATGATCTGCCGCGTGATGTACCGAACCGCACGCGCCAGATTGTCGACGTAATGGAACGTCCCGGTATTGCTCTGCTGCTGCCGCGCCAAGATCGCCCGGCCCGACCGCTCGTTCGAGCTTGCGCCCAGACTCGGGTCATACTGACCTGTGGTCGCTTTGAGGTCGTCAGAAGCCCCCATTTTGGCCTGTATAAGGCCCGTTTGCGCCATCGGAGGGGTAGACCTCTGCGGCAGCGGTAGAGGCGCTCCTTGGCCGTCTGTAGCGTCTGGATTGACCTCCAGATAGGGCCAGTTGTTGACGTTGGCCGTCTTCCACTGGTGTTCGTAGCCCTCAAACTGCCCGCCGTAGCCAATAAACGGTGCTTTGGGGGCCAGCGCCAGCATCTCAGCCTCTTGGCTGACCCAGTAGTTGTAGAGCCGCTGGGCGTCCTTGGCGTTCCGCACAAGGCCCGAGATCTGCACCTCGCCGTCGACCTCAAACTCGTTGCCGATCACCCGCACGACCGGGATGTACTGCCCAGGCCAGTTGCGCTCTTCCAACACCTCAAAACCGTTCGTTTTAAGCCATTTGACCTGCTTTCGGTCAACTTTGCGTTGCCGGATGGGGCGCAGCCCCATCTGACGCATCTGCTTGTCCTGCGGGTCGTCCTGAAAGAACACCTGACCGTTGGGGTACAGGTTCAGCGTTGCCGGTTTGTGCTCGTAGTAGAAGTACTCGGCGATGCGGATGGTCATCTCGCCCACCCACTGGCTGATGTCGGCGTCGCCGACACCTTGCGCCATGATAGAGGTCACCGGCGCGGCTTTTGGGTAGAGCCGGTGGTACTCTTCCTTGGTGATCTCGTCCGTGATGAAGCAGTACTCGGCGTCTGCCCCGCACGGATCTTGGATCATCGGGTCCATGTAGACCGAAAACGGGTTCCGGACCCGCCCGATCTTGATGTCTTGGTCGAAGCTCGTCTCGTCGCAGTACTCGGTCAGCAGCCGGATGTAGCCCTCGCCGTGGATGACTTGGTTCTCGCACGCCGTGTCGTAGGCGACGTCCGCATCGCTGATGTACTCGATGTGACGCACGATGCCGTCCAAGACTTCAGCCATCTCGACGTCAGCCATGTCGTCCACCGGGATCACCTTGCCAGACGGCCTGTTTTGGCGCTGGTCGTTGGTGACCTGTTTGACGTGCTGCGGCAGCTTGTTGATGGTCAGGCAGGGACGAGCGTTGATCGT